ACAGTAGTTAAAACATTAAGTGAAAATGAAGAATTATTTGATTTTATTACAGAAGTGGCAAGACAGAATGTAAACAAAAAAGTATTAAATTTTATATACAATAAACATAAAAACTTTGAATTATCATCAGGACAAAATGTTTTATATTACTTATTAGAAAATAAAAATATTGATGAAAAAGTAATGTATGATTATTATAATCAGTTTGTTAAAGGCTTGTTAAACTCTACTATGCCAAGTGGTGAAATGTATAATGAAGGTTTAGGTTGCATTTTACAATTTGTATCTAGTCCGGCGTTACCAAAATCAATTCAGCTTGATATAGTGAGAAATTCAGAACTTGTAAAAAAAGGAGAGAAAATGGTGTTTCCGGACATTTTAGGCCGACTAGAGTGGTCTCATGTTCTGGACAAAGAAACGTGCATACAAATTTTTAACAAATTTGGTTATGAAAAATCCAGTTTAACTAACAATCGTTATGCACCAATTGCTGATTATTTAATTAATGATCTTGATGAATTTTTAGATAATGAAAATATATTAGATAAAACTACTGTTATGCAGGCTCGAGCAATGAAAAGAATTAACACCATTTTTGTTAACCAAGAAATAACTAAAGATGAGTTGCTATATGTTTCCGAAAAGATAGATAAATTAATAGCTGGGAGGTATTTAAAAAATAGATCAAGCAATGAAGGTGGTGTCTTTGGTATAGACACTTGGATAGTGTATTGCACAGTTAGTTTAATTAATAATAAAAACTTTAGCAGAGAAATTTTAGATGCAATGAACATTACACTAGAAGAAGAAATTAACATGCTGTCAACAGTTTTGGAATATGAGAGAGAGACTGATGAGATGTTTGAGGAAGAGGGCTACGACGAAGATGATGAACCTAAAAAGTTTGATTTAATTAAAGATGGCTTGCCTTACTTAGAGTATTATTCTGGTGGAGAAAAGCTTAAGAAAAAATTACCAAGAGCATACAATCATTTAAAGAATGCATCAAAGTATGGAACAGGCTAAGCTTCAGCCTTAGTAACCCACAGGCCGTCTTGATTTTCCAAGTCAATCGTTTCTCTAGAAGTTCCATTTAAATAAACAAGTAAACCTTTTATAAAATAGTGGTCTTGAATAATCTCTACAATTAAGCAGTTATTCTTTATTTTTCTACCGTAATAAAATATATCAATCATATCGCCTTCTTTTAACTGTGATACAAATCGTATTTCTTCTTTGTGCTTATCTGACATTTATTTTAGTCTTTCCCCATCGCAAAGTAATTTGTGCATTGCTACTCAACATTTCAGTGCATGCATAAAAAGGTGCTACATCATAGAATTTAAATATTTTTTCTTCATTGTTGTATGTATAATCAATATTTTCTTCCAGAAGAGTCAAACCATTAAATATATTTGCTGGGTAATCTGCTAGTACTGGACCAATCTTACACATTATCTCTTCAATAATAGCATTGAATGCACCATTAACTTGTTGTGTATTAACAATATAGTTATAGTCAATTGAGTTTTGATTCAACACGTTACCACTGACACTTTGTAAAGCAGCAACGTTTGCATTGTCTACACCTAGTGTATACGTTGTTATACAAGGATTTTGAACAGTTGTTTGTCTGCAATTATCTGGATTAATACTGAAAATATTATTTTGCACAAAGTCTCGAGAAGGATCAATGCCTTCATTGGGCGATCCGTCACTAATTAGAATAATATAATAAGATTCATAATCAGTATTTCTAATTTTAGATAGAGCGCTATTCAAAGGGGAAAGAAAATTAGTTCCTCCTCCAGCGTTGTAAGTATTTAAAATAGACAATACGTTTAATTTGTGTTGCTGACCTTTTCCAATAGGCGTTTCTATTATAACATTGTCGTTGTAAAGAACTACTGAATAGTTTAAGTTATAGTCAGCATTTACAAATTGTCTTGCAGTAGTTTTTAGCTGATTTATTCTATTTCCTTGCATAGAGCCGCTAAAGTCTAGCAAAAGTATAACAGCTGTGTCTATTAACTCAATATCATGAACTTCTTCGTTTACCTCTAAGATGTTTTCTTTAGAAACATATCCTCTTCCTGGATCATACGTGGATGTAATTTTAAATCTTCTCTTACACAAATCTTCAGCGTTACATTCGAGACCTAAGTCTTCACAAAAAAAGTCTGGCTCTGGTGATTCAAGAACTATTGCGCATTGGTTTAAAGTATTACTCGAACAAATTGTTTCAATATCATTTGAATTTTTTATACCTTCTCCTACGTCAATACTACATGTATCAAGTAGTTGTTTTTCGTAAGATATGTTTAAAGATATTCTTCCATATTGAATTGCTATCAAAGAAATACTAGCCAAGACAGCTGCTAATAAAACTGTTGTTAAAGCTGCGAAACCTTTACTTTGAAGCCTTTTTGAGATATATAAGATGTTTTGTTCCATTGTAATTTTTGTTTTCTATATTGTCTATATTCCAATAATGATTGCTTTGTTTAATCTGAGTATAAAACTCATGCATTAACAAAACATCAATGTTTACACCTTGCTGTTTTAAAATATCAGCAGCTAAGAGATTTGAATTAAACTTCCTATCTCGACGTATTGCTTTCAACTCTACGTACTTGCCAGTGTCAGGATGATAAAAGTCTGGTGTGTATTGTTTATCTCTTCCATCATATCGAACTGTAAAGGTTTTATGTTCATATATATAAGGCTTGTTTGTAGCTTCACACCACCTTGCATAGTCTGCTTCTAAAGATGACTTAAAGAAATAGCTTGGAGGTAAGTCATATCTAAAACCTAGTCTGCCGTTAGAAGGTATTTCATGGAGACCACTGCTTTGCGCTTTGTTTTGACATTCCTTGCCACAATACTTTGTTTCTCTGCCTTTAGGTTTTTGATAGTCAACGCCGCAGTAATCGCATTTAAGATTAACTCTTTCGCGTTTATTTTTTTTTAGGTAGCATTCTCTAGAGCAATAAGTCTTTCCTCTCTTAGACTTAAAATCTATTCCACAAACTTCACATTTTTTAATGCTATATTTAATGCTTGACTTGTTTTTGCATTCTTTCGAGCAAAACTTTGATGTTTTTGCTCTTGACACAGGTTTCTTGTATTCTTTTTTGCAGCAATCACAAATTAAAGTGACTTGGGTTGATGTTTTCGGCATACTTACTCCTTTTTAAATAAGTATGCCTTAGGGCGACAACCCTAAGTATTTTACTTAGGAAAAAATTGTTTTAGGTCAACATCTTGAGCTCTAGCTTGATCTAAGTATTTTAAAGGATTGTAACTCTCACTCGCATCTTTTATTGATTGCCATGACTGATCTATGCCTTGCCTAAGAGTTCGAACATTTGCAAAGCCCATAAAGTCAATAAACTTCTTATTAGACAATCTATGGTTTCCTAGGTAGTCTGTTTCTGGGTGCCACTTAACTACAATTTCCAACGTTGAACCAGTAACTTCTTCTATGATAGAAACTATTTCTAAAGTATTATGTGGATTACTAGCTGTAATGTTAAAGTCTTCATTTCTGACATTAGAGTTAATCAGTCTTACAACACTATTACAGAAGTCCTCTACATGCATATAGTCTTTTATTTTTTCTGGATCTAAGAATATGTCAATGTTTTCTATTCCATTTTTAACACCAAATAAAGACTTCGCAATTAAAGAGTTCATATCGCCAATACCACCGTAAGCAAATAAAGGTCGCGTGACAAGCCACTCTTTTGCATTATTCCTTACTAACATCTCGCCGGCGTATTTCTGGACAGCGTAATTTGTCCTAGGAAATATTTCACTATTTTCAAGAATATCAGATTCTTGATACTTGTACGTGTCATAAATAACTGTTGTGCCTGTATACACAATTAGCATGTCACAACTATTTGCAGCTTCAACAATTGTCTGTGTGCCTAAAATGTTCGTGTTGATGGAATCCTCAGGATTTAAAGCAACAACATCAGTTCCTACAACAGCTGCATTATGCACAATGCAGTCAAGATTTAGACTTTTAAACAATTGAACCCAAGATTCAGTATTATTAGAATATACACAGACTTCATCTGTTTCTGTGTATATCATCGCTGCCTTAGCATGTTCTGATTTATCAATAGATACAAATTCATGCCCTTGATTGATAATTTCTTGTGACAAGTTAGTTGCAATAAAACCTTTTTCGCCTGTAATGCCTATTTTCATTGATTGCTTCCTTTTAGAATTTTAACGACTTTTATGTCTTTTGTTTTAATGTTATATACTTTGTTGCTTTGTGTATCTAGCATTTTATAGTCAAAAAACTTTTTAATGCCATATTTTGTTTTATTTTCAAAAAGATATTTTCTACTTAAAACCAGCGCTGTTCGTGGTCCTAAAAATTGATTTTTAAAAACTTTATGCATAAATGTTACAAGATCAGAAGATTCCAGTCCTTCTGTGTAAGATGACATATAACTCCCTAGCTTAGATATTTAACTTGTATATCAATTATTTTGTGTATTGTTATATTCTCTACTTTACCATCCCAGAAAATGGTCATTCCGGTGGGTCTAAGACCATCTTTAAGAGATAATCCTACTAATAAGCAATTTTCATATTTCTTTGGTTTATTATAATATGAATAATCAATAATTACACTTATCATTTTGCCAATATCATTTTTGTCTAAATAAAAGTCTTGATTTAACCTTATAAAGTCGCTGTTTATTTTCGTCATACTGTCGTAACGCTAACAAATACATCCTCATCTTCTAAATCAACAGCCTGAAGTCTGCCTTTTTCTGTCATAAAAAGTAACAAGTCTTTATTTAAATTTCCTTTTTCAATGCATATCAAAAGGCAGTTTTGATAATTAGATATGAAGCTGTAACTCTTATACTGGATTGATACATTAACTATTTCTTTTATGTGTTGTTTAATTTTTTCTATCAAGAACTTTATACTCCATAATGCTATAAGGCACAACATCAGTTGTCTTATTGCCTATTACATAAATCATTGCAGAAAAATTTAGATCTTTTTTAATCTTATAGACTATCCCTAGCTTTTCTTCTTCGTTCGAGTAAAGAAAATTATATCTAATTAGGTCGCCTATTTTCAGGTCGTGTATGTAATCTATCATTGAAAATCTCTTTTTTTAGCTCCGATCGTCTGTCTTTCTCTAACCCAGTGTGTTGTCCTTTTATCGAGAGTCGTTTCTTTAATTACATTATGACCATTACAGTCTTTGTTTCTTCCATAAACAACAAAACCTTGAACAGCATTCCCATTATTACCATCAAAAGTATAGTAACTTTGAATTGTTGCTCCTTGTTCATTATATGACTTGTTAATTACAAATCTTATCGCTTTATCAAGTGTTATCAGGTTTTTGTCTGTTAAATCTTTTATTAAAGAATGTGGATTTATACGTGAATACCATAAAGATTCTGCCTTGATATAATTACCAACTCCAGAAATAACCTTTTGATTCATCAATACATCACATATATTTTTATTGTTTTTTTGCCTTAAAAACTTAACAAAATCAGATGAAGAAGGGGGATTAGACAACATGTCAGGTCCAATAGATTTAAGCTTTTTTGCCAAATCTTTTCGATTTTTAATCTGAACTGTTCCAAAATTTCTAATATCATTGAAATACAATGTATCGTCTTCATAAAATTTAATCTCTATTCTAGAGTGATCTGTTTTTTTTCTAGACCAGTTTCCTGTCATCCCTAAAGTATTAAAAATAATTATGTCTTCTAAGTCAAACCATATAAATTTACCTTTGCAATTAAAACTTTTAATTTCTTTGTCTGATAATATCTCTAGGTTTGAAATTGGTTTTTTGATATATCTTCCACTTAATACATTAACTGATTTTATTTGATAGTGTCTAAAATTTTGATTTAGCTTATCAACAAATAATTTAACTTCAGGTCCTTCTGGAATAATACACCTTCCTAACTATTTTTTTACAAAATTTAAATCTTTAATCATTTAAAATTCTATTAGCTTCAGGATCGTCTAAGTCTGTATTTGCTAAATCTTTTTCATTTTCTTCCAGATCAGGCAAAGTATTGTCATGCACATAATTTGCTAAATTATCTTTTCCAACCCATTTAAAAAATTGCATTAGCGGATGACCAATTATATTGTGAAATGCATAGTTTTTAAGAAATTTTCTGTATTTAAGATTCATTTTTTACTCAATTGCGTCTGCATAAGGTTCGTTTGGCAAGCTGCCAGTTTCAATAATTCTATCAAGATAGTCTTCTAATTGTTCAAATGTTGTGCAGACTTTAATTCCACTTCTTGCTAGCATAAGATTAAACTTAGCGCCAGGAGGAAGACCTGCGCAAAAATAAACTATTGGTCTTTTAAATGCATGCGCATAGCCAGCTTCCCAAATAGTTCCAATGTCTTTGTCTCTTGTGTTAACAAGAAGAAAGTCTGAAGTTTCAATATGATGAAGATTTCCTGTAAATGTTTCGTCTTGGACTTCTTTTGTCGCATCAGGCGGACAAATAAATATCCTGCGTGGTGATGCTAAATCAAAAGATTCAGCACGATCATCAAAAATCTTTTCTAATTGCGTAAGTTCTGCGTCTTGTGTAGGATTAAACCAACCGCTAGCTAAATAAATCTTTTTCATTAAATTGTTCCTTTTATAAATAAATTACTATATTTTTAATTGTTTTACATTAGAGATTGTTGTTTGTAGCTGTTTTACATTAAAACTCGCTATCTAAATTTTTTCTGATTAATCGTACAGCTTCAACATCATCGTTCCACATTCTTGTAAAGATTTTTTCTTCACCAGATTTGTTTCCATTAATCTCTTCACGACGACATGCATAAATTGAATCTTTTTCATTAAATTCAAACAAATCGTTCTTTGGCTCTGGCTGATAAAGATTTGTGCCTCGTGAGGTAAAGGAACCATCAGGCAATTCAACCCTAAAGGTTCGAACATAATGCATGTCAGGTTTTTCAAAGTTTAAGCATGTAGAAACTTCAGGTATTGCTGTGCAAACAATTTTTGCGATACGTGTTGCAATAATATTATCTACTTCTGGTTGAATTTGCACATCTTGACGCTGTCTAATAAAACCAATTAAATCTTTAAGATTAAATCGAGCAACATAAAAAGTCTCAAGTGCCTTAGGCAAAATAACTCGTGAGTCCATTAACGACACAACGCGAGAATCAACCATATCAGAATAAAGTTGTTTTGCTGCAGAAGCAACTTCAATAAATCGATGATGAAAGTCTGAGTTTTCAACAGACTCAGGAACTAAAATGTTGTCATTCCTAAGATCACGATCACCGGTGCACTGCGCTGCAAATGAACCTGCTCTATGTCTAATTAAATGAGTTACAGTTTGTGTATCGATTCCACTAATTTTAAAAGTAAAACCTAAACACTCCATAGGCGTTGGAAGTGCTCTAAAGTTAAGAACATCTTGCAAGTTAAGTGAGGCTTCTTCTGGTAAAGCATTTTCAAATGAAGTCTCAGAAGGTGTGTCAGCCCAAGTTGCTTTTGTCATGTGCCACGCAATTTTTTGAGCTTGCTCTCTTGTAGGTCCATCAATTAACTCAATATCAAGTGACTCTAGATTGTTAATGTAATTAGTAACAGGAACTTGATCAAATTTAAGCTCCATAGGAAGAGTGACTTGTTTAAGATCATTATTAATTGGCAAATTTATTCTCCTTTGTATTTACCATTTATTTTAATATTAAAAATTAAAATTTACACATTTATGTTTTATTAATCTGATTTCTTAGCTGGATTAAAAGTTCTTTGTCTTTATGTGAAGCATTTAAAGTTTTCAATACATCAGAAAAACTGACTTTTTTTAAAATGCAAGTAGTCATAACATATTCGTATAAAGAATCGATGTCAGCTTGGATTGCATCTTTCTTTTCTATATCTAGATGTAAAATGTTTTTATTAACGACAAATTGCAGTTCTTTAGCTAGAACGCAAAAAAGTGAGGTCTTGAATTTATTTAAATCTTTAATTTTTAAATTCGAAGATATTGAACATTCTATAAATCCTTCATCACTTTTATGTTTTTTATCATAATAAAAATTACAATTTAAAACTTCAAAATAAAAATTTTTAAAAGTATCAATTAAATTTAAAGTAATGTCACACATAAAATCGTAGCATATAAGCAAAGAGTGGTTAAAGTTAACATCATAGGTTTTATTAAATATGTTTTTAAAGCTCGAGGTCGCTGTCATTTGTAAAATGTCAGACTCTATATTGATTGTAATGTTTCCATTGTTTATCATTCCTGTAATATAAATCAAATCAAATTCAATAATTCGCCATATGTTGTCAAGATAGTAATAAGACCTAAAGTTATTGTTTTTATATAATTCTAGATCTTCGTGGAAAAACATGTTACACCTTTAGATTAATACCCTTTTGTTAACCTTTCTTTAATTATCTCGTCTTTCTTTTTAAATGCATTGTAAAATTCGTCAACGTCTACACCTATTAAAATAATAAGAGAATAAAAATAATTAAAAGCATCGACAATTTCTTCTAAAAACTCTTCTCTATTGATTTCTGGCATTTCTGTTTCTCTATGTGGCTTCCAGTTTTTTAAATGTCCAAGTGCTTCAAACATTTCTTCTACACCTTTAAGAGCTGTTTCACGCAGTAAAGCTTGACTACTTTTACTTGAAATATCTACTGGCCAAGATGGATATGAATCTTTATATTTTTCTTTGATTAAATGCATAAAGACTTCTCTTTTTTCAAAGATTTCGTCTAATCTATCTTGCATGTTTTAACTTTCTGTCTCAAAATTAGATTCTTGCGATGCGTCTACCATTTTTTCAACTTGCTCGTTAAATATTTTTTCATACTCACTGTTTAAAATTACCTTATTGTTTTCATTTACTTCCATCTGCATCATTCTTAAATGATCAACAATGTCTGTTCCTGTTAATAGCGCCATCTGTATAAGCTTGACAATTTGCGCAATTGCTGTATCGTCTAAATTCATTTTTTCTCCTAAATTATTATGGGTCTTTTCTTTAAATTTCTATCTATAACTTGATCGTCATGTTCCATTACTTTAATCATATCTACTCCTTCTATCTTCTTAAGTGACTTAATCATATCTAAAAAAGGTTTTTTTGTTTCAATAAATGTAGGTATATAAGAAACGTTAAGCTCAATTAGTCTGTGCCCGTATGAAGAAACGACTTCTGATATTGGTCGTGTTTGCCTGACAGTTACAACTCCCGGGAGTGCTCTCATGTCTGTCATAATGTCTAAAACAGTTGGATCTTCTCTTTCTTCGATTTTTATTCTACATCTCACCAAGGTGTTAACTAAGTCAGAATGTCTTTCTAGTATTAAGTTTTTCATATAATTCTCCTTCTATTATAATAACTATTTATTATTGAGAATATAACTTTCTACTGTAACTGGCCAAAGTTTCTGAATAATCTCGAGCATTTTGTTGGCCAATGCTTGAATTTCTAGCTGTGATCCTTCATGAGTTCTAAGCTTAATAAATTTTAAAATATTATTTAGATTAGCAGTCGCATAATATTCTGTATATAGACTTTGAGGAAGAATCATTCTTGCTTGCTCGCGAGCAATACCTTTGTTGATCATATCATAATATAATTTGACAGAGTTTTGTACATGGTAATCTACAGCTTCATTGCATAGTCTACTTTCAAGTAAAACAGGATAAGAATCCATTTGCGGATTAATTTGATTATCTATGTTAGATGCTTGTCTATTAGACTTATGCTGTGTTCTATAAGAATTAGGAATATAAAATTCCATATTTACATCTGTATATCGGCGCGATATTTCATTATAAGACCACGTCCTGTGCCTATGGTGTTGTGATCTAACAAATAAAGGAACTTTTATTCTAAATGTAGCAATATTATGCTCTAAAGTAGAAGTATGTTGATGATCAATTAAATAATTGATTAGCTTTTTGTCTTTACTGTCTAGTGTTTCTTTCTGAACTCCAAAAGAAACACGAGCAGAATTAACAACAGTAATATCGTTACCCATATGTTGTACTAGCTCTATTTTACCAATATTGTCTTCGTAAAGATAATGTGTATTTGTCATATAAAACCTTTTATTTAATAATATTGATTATATTAAATTTCGGAATGATTTACACGAATATTAAAAATAAATTAAAATTAAACTATATCTTTATCAATGCCGTAATAAAGTTTTTCTGCCCAAGGAATAACATCCCATTTTTTTGCTGAAATGTTGTGGTGACCTACTACACTATATTTCGAAGCTTCGGCAACCGGCATTACATCTAAGATTTCACATACTGGCTTGTTCTGTAGGCCTGTTGATTCTCTTAAAGATTTCAAAAACTGCCGACAAACATCTGCAAAGTCATCGCCAATCATTATAAGCTTACGACCTCTAACTCTGCGATCAGGTATTTTACAAACTTGAAGTGATGAATCTGGGTACCAGACTTTAGTTTTTTCCCAATACTTGTCGTCTGGATGCATGCAAATATCAATACCAATAGAGTGCTTATTAAACTTTCCTGCGTGATATGCCACAAGCCCTGTGTCTAAACATTGTAGTATTTCATATTCATTAGTTTTATGATTTCTGCCAATTAAAAAGTGTGAAGAAACATGTCTTCCTCTTGCGAGATTAAATACATTGTAACAATGCCTCGTATTTAGACCACCCCAATGAACACATATCGTAGAAGGATCTGCTTTTCTTTTATACCAGTTCTTAGTGCCGTCATCTAGCTCATAAAGTGATGCTGACCAGTCGACCTCTAATGGCGAATCAATAGGAACAACTTTTCCCATGTGCATCATAATAGGCATTCCGTAATAATTCCTTACAGCTCTATGTGTATTTGGTCCATAAACTCCGTCTGCCTTGACTCCGACTTCTTGCTGGAGTGAAATTACGTAGTCCTTATTTTTATTTAAAGTTTTAAATTGTTCCATAATGTTTTTCCTTAGTCTAGTTCAATAGCAACTGTGACCTTTCCTTTTAACGAAGGAATTCTTAACTGTTGCACTATATTATGTTCTTTTGCTTCTTCAGCTTCTAAAAACCAATCGGCATGACCTTTGTCATGTATAAGATCTAAAAAGTAATTATCAGCTTTTCCGCAATTTCTTGCCATCATTGTATATAACTTTTTATTAAGTCGTTCAGCTTCTCTTGCGTCAGCTTTTAATTCTTCAACTTTACCAAATGCCATAGTTGAGACGTCATGAATCATTAAGATTGCATCTTTATCCATAAAGCGAAGTCCTTCTTCGCCAAAAGAAGCAAACAAAGCGCCGCAAGACATTGCCTTACCTTTGATTATTGTAGCAACTGGGACTTTTGATGATTTTAAAGATGCTATCATTGACAATAAAGAATAAGCCTCGCCTCCGTAAGAATCAATGACTATAGGAACTACGCTTTGGCCAGTATTTTGAGCGGCGCTTATTAGGGTTGCAAATTCATTTGCAGACTCTTCATCAAACTTATTAACTGTAATAATTACTGGGTCGCTTCTAAGCTCAATTTCTTTAATTAGCGGTGACACGTCTGCAATAAAATTAATCATAAATAACCTTTCTTTTGTTTTTAATATTATATTAAGAATTTTTTAATTTACATTTTACGGAGATAATCAATTGTTGTAGCTCCAATTTTTCTTGATACTTCCGTTCCATTTTCTAAAACTACAAAAGTAGGCACGTTCATAATTTGATGCTTTGTTGCTAATTCAATGTCTTCAGATATGTCAATTATTTTTAAATTAATTTCTTCTCGAATACTTTCGCTAAGCGTCATTTTTATCTGGCTACAAGGGCCGCACCACGGCGCGCTAAAAAACAGTATTTCTCTATTCATAATATTCCTTCTTTTAGTTTAATAATTCCCATCCCCAGTTATCACCACTCATGCCATCTGCATTATAGTCTGTAACAGTTCCTTCAAAAAAGTTTTTAAAGCTGTCGCCATTAATAATCCAGTCAAGCCAGTCCAGAGGATTGTTTTTTACTTTAAAATTAGGTTTTAGTCCTAATTGTATTAGCCTTCTATCCGCAAGATAGCGAATATATTGCTTTACTTCTTCTTTTTCTAAACCTTTAATGTGACCCATTTCGTATGCCAGATCAATAACTTTGTCTTCTAAGTGAACAGCCTGACGATACATTTTATAAATTGACTTTTTAAATTCGTCGTTTACAATTCTCGGATGCTCTTTGACGTATTCTCTAAAGAGCTGCGTCATTCCTTGAACATGCATTGTCTCATCTCTAATGCTCCACTCAACTATTTCGCACATTCCTTTCATTTTGCCGTATCTCTGGTAGTTTAGAAGCATAACAAAAGCTGAAAATAGACTCATTCCTTCATTACATGCAGACTGTGCTAGTGCAATCCCAAGACCTTTCTTGGTGCTTACATCATTTTGTTGCATAAATTCAATTTTATTGCTCATTTCTTTATACTCTAAAAAAGCACCATACTCTTCTTCAGGTAATCCTAACGTATCATTAAGAAGAGCATAACTACGTTGATGAGTGCCTTCCCGGTTTGCAAAGCTTAATAGCATACTCCTGATTTCATTGTTTTTGAACTTAGGAATAAACAGATCACAATAATTACCTCCTACTTGTACGTCACTTTGTGTAAACAAACGAAGTATTTGCGTAATGTGATTTTTTTCTTCTGTAGAAATCTTGCCACCTTTCCACTGGTTTACGTCTTCAGCTAGCTTTGCTTCCCAACTGCCCCAGTGAATTTTTTCGTGACTTTCTGCAATTTCCATTGCCCATGCGTATTTAAAGGGCTTGTATGTTGTGTTATATTTAAGTAGTGACATTGTTCAACCTTTGTTAAATCTTTGTATAATATAATTATCCTTGACAGCTCAAACATTCATCAGGATCAGTAAAGTCTTGTAGCTTATCTTGTTCTACTTTTTGACTTACTTTTTCTGCCGAAGCGCCTGCGTTTGTTCTAAGGTAGTATAATCCTTTTAAATTCTTTATCCACGCTCTAATATGTACAGCATTAACAACTGACTTATCTGTTCCTGCTGGAAAGAACAAGTTAACACTTTGACCTTGACAAATAAACTCTTGTCTATCACCTGCATGATCAATAATCCATCGTTGATCTAGCTCAAACGCTGTCTTAAATACTTGCTTATGCCAATCTGTCATAAATTCTAAGTGTTGAACAGAACCTTCTGAAAGAATAATGGACTTCCACTGCTTTTTTAACCATGCTTTTGTGTCTTTAATTTCTAAATCTTTACAATACTGGTCTAAGACTTTTTCTAGATGAGGATTTTTAACAAGATAAGAACCGACTCTGGTTCTATGCGTATATGCATTTGATTTCCAAGGCTCAATAGACGGAGATGTTCCTGCAATAATTGAAGAATTTGCATTAGGAGCAATTGCTAGCAAGTGAGCATTTCTAACTCCGTGGCCAATTCCGTCGGGACATTCACCTTTTAATTTAGCCAACGATATTGTTTTCTGTTTTGCTTTTTCTTTAATATCCATAAATATCTTTTTATTTGCTACAATAGCAATACTGGATTCAAACGGTATATTTTTTTTCTGGAGGTATGCGTGAAAACCCATTGCGCCCAAACCAAGGCTTCGTTCAGCAATTGCTGATCTAATTGCACGTTCTAAAGGCTTAGGCGCATTATTGATAAAGTAAGTAATTACATTATCAAGATATTCAATTAAATCTTCTACTATTATAGAGTCTTTCCACTCATCATACTTTTCAATATTAAGAGAACTTAAGCAGCAAACTGCACTTCGGTCTGGTGATGTTGCCAAGTGGATTTCATTGCAAAGATTACTACCATGAATTTCAAGACCTAAATCTTTCTGGAACTGCGGTAAGTGCTTGTTTGCTTCGTCAATAAAATTAATATAAGGCTCTCCAGTTCTAAATCTTACTTGAAGTATTCTTTGCCAAAGCTGTCTAGCATCAACTGTGTCTCTAACTGTGTTTTCATTTGGGTCTTTTAGATTCCACGTCTCACCATTAACTACAGATTCCATAAACTCGTTTGTTACATTTACAGCGTTGTTCAAGTTAAAACATTTTCGATTAATGTCGCCACCAGTTGGAACTCTAATGTTAAGAAACTCTACAATGTCAGGATGAGAAACATTCATATAAGCTGCATACGAGCCTTTTCTAGTCTTACCTTGACGATAAGCTGTCATGTCGCTGTCAACAGTCTTTAAAAACGGCATAGGCCCTGGAGAAATATAGCTATTTGATCTAACGTCACTCCAATGACCTCCTACTCCACCACCTTTAACAGACATCCACCTTAACTCGTCTGAATGTGATATTAGTCCTTCGAGTGAGTCATCGACGTAAGTTAAGAAACATGATATTGGCAATCCTCTAGCTGTCTCATTAGGTCTTGGCGCATTTGACAAGATTGGTGAGCTAAACATAAACCAACCTTTAGACGCGTAGTCGTATATTCGCTGGGCTAAATCTAAACAATTACCAGAAAATGCTACAGCGGCTCTTGCAAAGCTTTCTTGAGGTGACTTTTCATCTTCGTTCATATAGTAGTCACGTAACAAGTTTTTTGAAAATTCTGTGAGCGAGTCGTCTCTATCTAAATCTATAGTAATACCATAGCATTCTTTTTTCATATATATTCCTTTATTTAATCTGAACTACCAATCTTCCCATGATTTCTCTGAGAAGATGTTGTAATGTTTAAATATTCTTCTTTGTCTACAATAGAGAATTGATTGTCACATTTAACAACAACAATTTGAACGGGTAATTTTACATTTGAGTCTAATATAAATTCTTCTGAACCTACGTTAACTAAATTAACAAAAACTTCACCTGTATACCCGCAGTCAATAACACCTGCTCTTACTTTAAGTGGTGTCTTTGTAATTGATCCTCTTTCTTGAATAAGCGCAACGTAACCTTTAGGCACTTGCATTTTCAAACCGGTTGGAATTAATGTTTTACTGTTTTTGGGCAAGACTGATTGTGGGCAAATCGTTGCTTTATTTCCTGCGTTGTATAGATCGAGACCTGCACTTTCTCCATTATATGCAGGAGAGTAATCTTCTACAGCTATTTTATTTGTCCCTAAAGTAAACTTTAAACTTTCCATTAAAAAAATATTAACCATCTTTTTGATTTACCTCTTTCCACTTTTCTCTTAATTTTTCTTTCATTGTGTTATTGTCTTGAGCGACTGCTTCATTCAATGACATTTCAGTATCATCAAGAATTTCAAATTTTGATTTAGCTGTGTCTATGTTTATTGGAAATAACAATCCATCTCTTCCAGCACGATTCTTAGCTACAAATATTCGACCTCCGCCTGTAGACTTTTCCATTGGCTTACGACTTATCGATAAAACTACGTCTGCAACTTGTGCCTTACCATAAGACTCACCTAGATTTTCTAAGCCTACAACGTCAGACTTTGAAGAATCTTTGTTCGCTTGTGAAGCAGTCCAAATAGGTATTTGCAATTCCACAGCAAGATTTCTTAATTCTGTATAAATCAACTTTAACTCGTGTCTTAAAGAATCGTATGCTTTAGAAGACTTCATTACGTCAGCATAGTCAACAGTCACCAAACTAGGTTTAAAACCTTTTAGTGTAAGCTTTTCAATATGATTTCTTAATGTCATAACTGAAGCTGAACCTGTTGGGTACTCTTTTATAATAAGCTTTCCTAACTCCATTTTTTTGTATTTATTAACTACTTCAAGTTTTCTTTCAATAATCTCGTTACTTGGTATATCACAAAGATTTGAATCATACCTCTTGCCTGTGTCATGTTCTGATAGTTCGAATGTATAGTGTATTACATTTTTGCCAGCTCTCATAGCTGCACATCCCATTGCAACTAAGAAGTGTGATTTACCTACGCCTGTGTTTGCTGCAATGACACCTAGCTCACCTCTTCCTAGACCTCCTCTAAGTATATCTTGAGAGTCAATCTTGTCTAAACCAGTCGGACAAACTTGCCTGTTTATTTGAACAAATCTTGCTTCAATGTCATCAAAGAAATTATGACCTGCTGTGTTAGGCATACCAACAGAAATAGCTTCTTTCATAATTTTTAAGACTGATTCATACTTTTCTGTTTGAATTAGTTCAACACTTTGTTCTAATGCATCTCTAAATGCTTGACGTTTGCAGAATTCAAGAGACTTATCTTTTACATATTGCAAGTCGCCCATATCAGGATTAGTCTTCATTCGATGAAGGTACGCAATAATTTGATCTCTTAACACATGATCTTTTGATTTTGATAAATCTTCTTTAATGATTGTGATAAGAATTGTTAGCGTTGGAAATGTCTTGTATTTATTATAATAAGAATAGTATCTTTCGCAAAGAAAAGAAAGATACTTTAAATCAAAATAGTCGTGACTCATTACCTCAATCATTTGAGCTGACCAGTTTATATCTGTAAGCATGCTTTGGAAGACTTTTTCCTGAAATGGCTTACCAAACTTAGAAAAGTTTTTGTTTTGACTCATTGAATTTTGTTCCTTAGAGATGATTTAAGTGCAATTAAAAATGTGTGAATATTAAAAAAGTTTAAGCCTTCACGATTCATAATTTTAAGAAGATTCATTTTGTTAATGCTCGACTCTTTATTGTCATATTGATGATTGATTTTTTTAATTTGATCAGCACTTAACATAGCAGAGTCTAAATACATTAATTTCCAGTTTTTATGTAATAGTAATTTGTTATTTATTATATTCTCATAAAGTTTTATTTTACACTTTAAGTTAACTTTTTTACTTGATTCATTAATTATATCACTTATTGACATTTCTTTTTGCTGTGTTAATTCTGGAAATCGTTTGACCATGGTTTTTATACCAGCACCTTTTATACCTTTAATACCGTCGCTAGTGTCGCCTGCAAAGCATCTTACTAAACAAAAGTTATATGCTGGTACGCTCCACTTGTCTAATACATATTTTTTATCAATCAGTATTTTCTTGTTAGGCGACCAAATTTTTGTATTTTCATCTAAAAGTTGATAGTAGTCTTTGTCAGAGGTAACAATTATTTTTTCATGATCAACATTTTTAGTCTTAGTTAGATATGAAATAACATCATCAGCTTCGCAATCACTAACATAGATTTGTGTTACTGGAGTTTCGTATAATATTTCAATAAGTATTTTAAGTTGATTGTTTCTGTTCTCAGAAGTATCAGGTATATCGCTATAATAAGAACTTCTATTAAGTCTGACTGGTCGCCTGCCATTTTTATAGTCAGGATCAATACTTCTTCGTCTTAAAGAACCTCCACCTTCCCACGCAACTACGATTTTTTGAGGATTAAACTTGGCTGATAAATGCTCTATGTTACGCAAAAACCCAACAATGGCTCCACATAAATTACCGTTAAGAGACTTTGTTGGGTTTGCTGCAAAGTGTCGCATAAAAACATTCAAGCCGTCAATATAGATAACAGGCTTGTTGCTCATTATACTCCTATTTTAACATTTCAAAAGCTTCAGAGTGTTCTTCCATAATATGATCATGAACAGCTTTAATGTCTGTATAGCTTTCTGTATCAATCTCAGGATCTCCAGTCTCATTTTTACGAATCATAGCTTTTTCAAGAATCATATCAACATATTGACCAAATTCAGGATGAAAAATTATTTGATCAAAGTCTGCCTTGTAGAATTTCTTATCTACAATAACTTCACCTGTATCTAAAGTAGAAACTATTAAGTTTTTCCATGCACCGTTACCAGATATTTCAATATGATAGTTATCGATTTCTTCTGGCCCGTGCTTTCTTAACAGATCAAACATCTGTTCATGCTCTTTAATACCTTTACCAAAATGTATCTCAAAGTTACATGTTCTAAAAGGCGCTGATACTTTGTTTTTGATTATCTTTGCAGAGACATTAATACCAATCGGCTCTTTTTCTTTGTTTACAATTTGAGAACCTGCCCCAAGTTTAATCCTAACAGAGCTGTGAAAAGGTATTGCCATACCACCTGGCGTAGTTGTAGGGTCACCGTACATTACACCAACTTTTGTTCTGATTTGATTTAAACAAACCATTAGAACTTTTTCATTAGCAATAACGCCTGTAATCTTTCGCATACCTTTTGATATCGCGCGGGCTTGAAGCCCTATACTCTCCTTATCATAGTCACCTACTAGCTCTGCTTTAGGACTAGTTGCTGCAACGGAGTCCCATATAATAGTAACTGGGACATCCTTGTCCATTGCTTTAGCTTTGATAATAGTAGACTCTGCGATAGAAAGCACTTCTTCTGTGCAGTGTGTGTCTACGTAGACAAATCTTTTTGATATGTCAACCCCTAGTATTCTAAGATTCTCTACAGAAGTAGCGTTTTCTGTGTCAATATAAACAACTATTCCACCCATTTTTTGTGTAGATCTAGCTATTTGAGTTGCAATGTGTGACTTACCAATAGAAGGAGGACCAAATATTTCTACAATTCTACCTTCTGGTAAACCTCCACTTTTTTGGTTTGAGATGATATAGTCTAATTGTTTAGAACCTGTACTTATCCATCTTTTGACATGTGTAGGAGACTCATCTGTGCTTAGATTGTAAGCTACTCTAGCGCCTCTTTCTTTATTTAAAGACTTAATTAAGTCAGAAGTAAAGTCGTCTAACTCTTCTTTTTTTTTAGATTTAGCCATTATGATCGTTAACTTTCTTTGTTATAGTGAGTCCAAGTCGGCAAATGCGTCATCAAGGCTTTTATATTTCCCGTTAATTGCATCAGGAGAATTGTCATCAACTTGAGTTGTCTTTTGATTAAATCCTCCACGAGTTGTTTCTTTAACTTCTTCTTCGTCACCATTTAACCATTCGTTAATGATTCTTTCTAAGTCTTCATAAGTCTTGAGTTCAAATAAATTGTTAACGTCTGGAATGTTATCTAGCCACTGCTTTGACTTTGATGAGTCTTCTGAAAGAGGGGAATCTTTTCCTCGAGGCCTCACATCAGTTGTTGCCCATTGCTGTCCTGGATTTTTTTGACAACTAATACGAACATCACGACCTTCATGTGGGTCTGTAATGTCACCGTAATCTTCATCAAGCATGTAGTTCAAAAGTGTTTGATAAACAGTCTTTCCAAATGCCCATAAACGCACACCTTTTTCTTCTTCGCCTCTTACAACAACTGGAGCATAACAACGCATCTTTGGGTATAACTTTTTTGCTAGCTCATATGATTCTTTTGAACCTTCATCACGAAGCTTTGTAATAAGCTCTTGGATAGGATCTGGCTTGTCAAATTGATAAGGTGCTAAAAGACCAGGATTATTGCCAATGTTGTAATAGAACATTAGCTCTTTAAATGGTTGACCGTCATTATTAGGGTATGCCATAAGACGAACAGTAGTCTCAGCACCTTCTTCAGGTCGCCACATAGTATTCTTCTTTGAGTTTTGTCCACTGAGTTGTCCAAGTTTCTTGCGGATTGCTGCTAGATCAATAGCCATATTGTTTAATACCTTTCATAGTATTTGTTTAAATTTTTAATTGGTTATTTGTTATTTTTTTAATTTGTTTTGATCACCAATTGTGATACCATTATATTATATATTTTTAATTTTTACACATCAAATTTATTTATTTTTATATCTTTTCTCAACTAAGCTTTTTAGCTTTTTCTTGAGCTTTCTTCTCAGCTTTTAACCTTTTAATTTCTTCTATTTTAAGGCATAAGTCATTAAATGCTTGAGTTATAATTGCAATATTTTCATTGTTATAGTTATCGCCTGGCTCGACAATGCGCCAAGCTCTTTTGTTTCTTACAACTCCTAACATTGTTTTCATTATCTTAGAAGCTAAGCTTTTATTTGGATTGTTTAACAAGTCAACAATATCACTTGTAAATTCATAAAAACTTTCAGGTGTAAAGAAGACTCTTAGTTTAGTCCTAAGGTTCATGCTACCAATCGTCACTGCGTAGTTTAAAGTATTGTATCCTGATGAGTTTTTTCTTATTTGATCACTTGAATCTAAAGTTACATCCTGTAGTTTTATTGCTTCAGCAACTTCAAACAAGCTTTGAGAAGCTGATCTTAGGTCGATAGCTCCATACTCAAATGATGATGCAAATGGACTTTGGATTCGTTGTAAGTCTCCATACTTTGGATTAGGTATCTTAAATCCTATTTGATCTTTAATAGAAACAAAAAGACCTTCAAAAGGAGAACTAGGTGCAATCAAAGATCCACTTAATGAAGTCATAAGTAATTCAGTTAACTGTGGTTTTATGTTTTCTAAAACAAACTGTTTAAAAGATCCCGTCGAATGACTTTGAATTTCCTGTTTTAAAGAAGAAAGTATATCAATATATTCCTGAGTTATTTCAGGAAATCTTTTTGCTTGATTTGGTCCCATAAAATAAATATTGTATTCTGGATTTGTCATTGCTTTTGCATCTTCTTCAGTAAATTCTCCTGAGTATACAACTGCGTATTCTTTTCTGCCAGGTATACTGTATGATATATAATCGCCTTTTCTATCATCTGATTTAAGTGATTCAACGCCAAAGTATTTATAAGTTCCTTCTGGCATTTTGTGTGGGTAAGAATATTTAAAAGAATTGTATATACTTCTAGAAGCTCCGGATCTATTTAAAAATAAATACCAATTGTATCCTGCACGTCTTCGATGGCTAGATTTTTTAAACTCATCGTATGTATGTAAGTCGCTGTATTTTGTTTTCATAATGTCAACATTAGTTACTGGTAGACCTTTTTTTAATCTATCAGACTTTTCTTTATCAAAAGATTTTTTTGTCGCAATAAAAATCTGTGGGCCTGTGTTTATAGTTTTGTTTGTCTTTTTATCTTTTTTATAACCATCTGGTCCAATCAAAACTGAAACGTGTTGTCCACTAAACTTTTCTGTCATACTTATTTGATAGCCTTCAACAGCATTACCTAACATATGCTCTATAAAAGCTAAGATCTGATCTTTAGAAAGATTTTCTAGTTGTGGTGTTTTTTTTGATTCAAACAAAAAAGAATAATTTTCTTTTAGTGTCCTCTTTCTACCTTTTTCTCCGCCATTCTTAAGATACCACTGAACAGATCTTGTATAAGTCTTTTTCTTTTTACCTTTTGATCTATGCTTTTTATCTGTTGCAGTAGACTTTTTGTACATATTTTTTCCTTGAGAACCAGCTTTTGGTCCTGTTCCTAAAGGTGTTACTACTCCACCAATACCTCCAGCTACGCTAAATTCTCTAACTAGTGCTTCTAAAACTTTATTATAAATATCTTGCATAATATACCTCTTTAATACATTATATATTTATCAAAAAGGCACTTTATATATTCCTAAAATTTTATCTCTTTCATCTTTCATGACTGACTCGTGAGCCATTTGCATTATTAAAGAGAGTCTAGATTTATGTGCACTGTAAAATTTGCTGTCTTCAGAAGTCATATCTTTTAATAGCGATAGTGCTTCCCACTCTTGCCAAGACAAATTAACATTGTGGCGTTGCAAAATAAATAGCGTCATATCATTTACTTGATATTTTGGGCATGATTCATTCCAATCGTAATATTGACCTAGCTTTTCTTTATGCCATTCAGACTCACACTCAACGTATCTATCTTGTGTTGCATTACCTACTCTGCCTAAGATAGACAATAAAGAACATTTAATAATAGACGTTGGATTTGTATCATAATTAAGAGCCTTTAAAATATTGTTTGAAGCTTTTGCTAATTCTAAAGAATACTCAACCAATCCTCCAATTCCACAAAACGGCTCTTTTTCTCTCTGAGAAAAAGAAGACATAATTATTCTTTGATCCCATTTGCTTATTAAATTATCCACGTTTTCATCGTTTAGTTTACTTAATAAATTACTATACTTGTTCCATAAAGTTTCAACGTCACGTTCTTTATACATTTATTTCCTTATAATTTCCATTCAATTCCCGTAAGGTCTTGAAATTTCTTGGTAAAAAATTTTTTCTGATCTGCAAGTTCTAAAACTCTATCTAAAGAGTTTTCTTTATATAGAGATTCTCTAAGTTTTTTTGATGCATCTAAAAGATTTTGAAATGTTTCTAACTGAATTCTCTCACCTGATAATTCTGCTTCGATATCATTACCAACTATATAGTTAGCTGCAACTTGGTGTAAAAAACTACTTTTATTTTTCATAATATACCTTCAAATAAAGTCTTCTATGCTAAGAGGAAAATATCCTAGACCTTTTTCTAAATATCCTTTATCTATTATAATGTTCAACTCTTTTATGTAGTCATTATTTACATCAAAAATAATTGCATCATGCAAAACATAAAGCGGTTTACATAAGTTTTTGTCAATTATGCTAGACAATTCTGAAAAACATTTTAAAGATATATCTACTGCAGTTGATTGTATGTAATTATTTACTATTATGTTTTCTTTTATTTCTTTGATATTATGTAAAGGTCTTCCAAAATAGTTTCTTCTAAACGAATTATTCTTTTTACTTTCAGCAATGTTTAAAAGCTTTGAAATATTAAAATAACTTTTTAACATATTGAATACTTCTTCAGACCTAGCGCGTGTCAAGTCTGCTAAGTTATTACTTTTTGCTCCGTATAGAATAGAAATAACTGCTCTTTTAATAACTGATCTATCTACGTTAAACGATACCTTGTCTCTAAAGTATTCGTATATGTCTTCGTTGTTACTTTTATCAAGAAGATGTAATGCAAGACGAGGTTCTAGATTACAAAAGTCGACTGATACTATCTTGCCATTTAGAAAAGAAGATTTTAATATGTTTCTACACCTTTTAGGCAATGTTAGTATTCTTGGGCCTTCTTTTACAGTTAATCTTCCTGTTACTGTATTGTTTGTATACTCTATTTTGCTTGCAAAACTATTTACTGGCTTGAAAGATTTAATTGACGACTTCACTGTTTCATTATTTTCTATTTCAAGAAAAGCTTTGTAAGCTAAAATATCAATTTTAGGCTCTACGAGATTATTAAGAAAATTTTCATATAAATCATACCTTTTCAAGAAGTTAAAGTCTTTATCTAAATCATCTAGTCTATCTTTAACTGAATTAATATCATTATAAAATTCTTCTAAAAAATGATCAGGTAAAATAGACTGCCAATCTAAACTTTTTATTTCTTTTTTAAGAAATTTTAGATTTAATCTATAGAGTCTTGGTAAGTCTAAATTATAAATCTTTGCAAAATTAATTGTTTTATTTATATCTTTTATATTCATATTTAAATATTAAAAACAAACAATATAATTTACACGATTTTTTTTATATTTTAACTATGACTATGCTCATCTCTGAGCGCTTTAAGCCAAGGAGCCAAGTTTTTACCTCTTGCACTTGATCCTCGCCCCCAAGCTTTAACATTGTTTGTGTGCTTTATTTTTTTAGCAATTAATTGTGATAGATTACTCACAAACTTGTCTTCACTAATATCCTGTAATATTTTTCTTTTCGTAACTGAATCAAGCTGATCAAGCGTTATACTTTTGTATGGACTATTTTCTCCTGTGACTTCTATGTTTCTTTTGGCTATATCAATATGAAAACCTATTCCTTTGGAGTATTCTGCATGGGCACCTATACCATGTGCACCTAACATATAACAGTATCTTGCAAATGTTTTTATTATTTTAGCATCTTTTTCTTTTTTTAAAGACATGTTTTTGCCACTTTTATCTTTAAGTCTTACATCACATGCAAAACCCTTATCATGTCTAATAGTTCTAGATGCAAGTCTCGGTGGCACTTTTATCTCTTGTTGATCAATCTTTAAAGTTTTTCCAGCTTCGTACAAAGGAAATTGTCCACCGCTATAAATTACAATATGATCTAAGTCATTAAAAGCTTCATTCGTTAAAAGAAAAGCAAAATGAACAAGTTTAAACAATACTGGTTGAACCAAAAGTCTTCTAACTTGATTAGGTTTAGGAAAATCTATATTGTTTTTCTTTCCTACCCTATTATATATAACTTTTCCGCCTGTTTGTTTTTCCATTACAGTTAAATTATTTTTATCTGTTAAAAACTCATAAGTCATTTCGAGGCTTATTTTGTTTAATTCTTCAATATAGCCATTTATCTTTGCATCACTTGTTTTTGATATTTTTGGAAGCAAGTCTTCACTTGAATAATAATATCTTTGACTTGATTGTGGCGCTTTCATTGCAGATAATTTTTTTGATGGGCCTTTAACAACTCTTAAGTTTAAACTAAGACCAGCCAAAGCTTTGTCGTCAATTTCTTTGACGTCAACAGGAGCGCTTGCTGCGCGAGGAAGAGGTAGACTTATTTGTGGCGTAGAATCAGTCAAGTATGTGCGTGTAAGTGTTGTTATTATTAATTTTATTTTGTCTGGTTTTATATTTGTCATGCTACTTGTAAAACTCCGAAGAATATTCTATTTTTTTAAACTGATTTATAAATTCTCTTAACGACAAAGAATATGTGTATTCTTTTTTATGCGCTATAATTTCTCCTTTGTCATTTACTACATTTTCTATTATATTTTCATCTTTTTTGCTAAATTCTAATTTGAAAAAATTCGTGTATAAGTTTAATTTTGGTGTTTTGGAAACGTAAGAATCTGTTAGTTTTACTATTTTGATTACATTTTTTTCGTCACTAAAAAATGTAATTAAGCTTATAATTATTTCTTCATTATCTGCGTTTAAAGAAAGTGTCATGTCAAAGAAACCTTCACCACCATTTTCATCAAAAGAATCAATTTTTTTTATATTTTTATCAAATTTAATTTCAACTTTATTTATTAATTCGCTTCCAGTGTTTTTTACGATATTTTTACTTTCAACCATAAACTGGTTTTTTGTTTTATAAAATATCTTAAAATAAGAGCTTTCTTTTTTGTCAAACAATTCTAAATTAATTTTTTTCGTAATTTTATCATTTAAAAACAATACTTCATCTTCGTTTATTCTTACATTTTCAAAAGCTGCTGCATCTCCATACTCTATCTCCCTCTCTAACAGCTCTTTCTTATCAAGCACAAGATTAGTTGTAGCTTCTACTTCAAGCCATACAGACTTTTTACCAATTGTGTTTATTAGAGAAACAATGTCAGATCCATTTAGTTGTTCTTTTATTACTGGTTCTAGTTTTTTAAATTTATCAATATGAAAACTAGACTTTGAAATATCAATAAAAAAGTCTAAACCTGTATTTAAACTTTCTGAATCTTCTATGAAAAAGCTAGGTTTGTATTTAGGGTTAACTTTGCAATTTAATGATTTTGTTTGAACAAAAGGGTATAAATTAGCTTCATCTATTATATTACTTTGATCAGGAACTAAAACAAAATTAACAGGAGATTTCAAGTGTTTATCTTCAATTACTTTAAAATAAATATTTCTCTCACTAAAAGTATTTAAATAATAACTAATTACGCTTGAAAGATTTTCACCTTTACCAGGTTTAGATTTTGAAGCTTTTGTAAAACTAAAGTTGCTTGTATTGTTTTTTATGTTAAAACTTTGCATCTCTTTCAAAATATCAGCAGATTTTACTAATTTTTCTAAAAAACTGTTGTTGTAAATCAAAAAACAAAAAATACTGCTAAACTTGTTGACAATGTCAGAATATATAGGTACTTTTATCGATTTTGCTGATAAAGCTATGAGTCCTGTATTGATAAATCCGGTGCCGCCAAGATCAGTCTTCCACGTTTTTCTTATAGGTATTGCATTAATTGGAACACCAAAGTCTTTTTCAGACAGAGTTTCTTCTGCGTTGCTACTAAATAACTCGAGGCCTTCGCCTCCTGTTTCTTTGAGTAGCTTATCTATTAAGTCTGCAGAAGATTCAAACTGTCCGTAATTGTCGCCATAAGAAAGCTTTAAACTTGTAGTAAACTTACCAGGAGAAAGATTATGCGTAATTCCTGTTACTACATACTTGTTGTCAATTGTTGTGCCTGTTTCAAAATCAAGAAAAATACTTTGTCCAAAGTTAATCCATGGGCAGCCTACTATTTCGACGCTTGCTTGTGTAGGTAATATTCTTAACGGGAGATCAGCATTTACTCTATTATTTATCTCGTTTTGATTGTTTCTATCTGGTCTTGTAAGAAATATTGTTTGCAATTTGTTTTCGTTTATGGTTGAAACATTTGCGCTTATTAATGCCGTATTTTGTGTACCAAATGTTAAAGAAGGATATATCTGCTTATAAAAATCTTTTGTATTACCTATAAAGCTAGACGACAGTTTGCTGTTTCTTGAAATATTTTTGTGATTAATAAAAAGTTTTTTGCCTTTTCGTAGGAGAATTCCTTCTTTTACAAGCTTTTGTATTTCTTTTTTTGCATTTTCAATGTAACTTTTTCTTGTTCCTTTTCCTGACTTTAAATCTTTTCTAGTTTTTGCAAGCAAATTAATAGGTTTTAACAAGTTTTCGCCATATATCTGCTCTAAAATATTTGCTGAAGATGCAAAAGGTATTTCAGTTCTGTCATAAATAGATATTCTTAATATTGTTCTTTCAAAATTAGAATGTTTTTTCTCTGTAAGGCAATCAAAATTCATACTAATTTGTGGTATAATAAACTTAACATCATTTTCTTTGTTATAAGGCTCATCTGGGTAATAAATTTCATGCAACTTTCTAGCTAGCTTAAGTTGATACCTTTGAGATTCATCTTGCGTGTCTTTGGGTTTAACAGGATCAAAAACACTTTCTCTTTCTTTGTAAAGATCTTTTAATCCGTAAGAAGGATTGTCTTTATGCTGAATACATCTTAATATTATTTGTGTTATTAATGACTCTGGAGTGATTACTGTTCTCTTACTAAATATACCTAAAAGTAATTCTTTGAGCTCGAACTTTGATACTAAAAGAGTCGCAATATTATAACAAGACATTGCACCACAAAACTCATTTGTATTATAAAAAATAGTTTGAACTTCATCAAAGTTTCCAGAGTTTGCGACATATCCTTGCACTATTGTATTGATTATAGTGCCTAAAGAAACATAGTCACCTTCACTTTCTACGTTTTCTGGTAAATCAATTGGAAAAAAAGGGTCAATTAGTCCATATCCGCCTACAACACTTTGTATTATTTCTTTTTCTCGCTCTTCTTCTTCAGCATCTTGATCTACTACTTTTTTTAATGTTTGTATTATATTTGAAAAAGACTCCCTTACTTCTTCAAAAGACCTAGTTAAAGCTTGCACGTCGTAATCATTATTTAATTGCCAAACGCCATTTTTACCGTCTGCTTTTTTTAATCCTAATAAACCCACTATTTTAGGAAAATTATCTTGACCAAGTCCAGAAAGATTGATTTTTTTTTGTTTATTTATAATAAAAGTGCCGTCTTCTTGAAAAAAAGACCAGTTATCAATAAATACTCTTATGTTTTCAATGCTAGACTCAGAAATTCTTTGTGTGCTACTAAATATATCTGTAAAGTTGTTAAGAATAGCATTAGATATTGTGTCTAATTTTTCTGAATTGTCTATTGATGACGACTTTACTAGTATTTTTCTATTATGCCTTATTAAATTAAAGTAGTTAGAAATTTCTTTTATAGATATTCTATTGGCAATTGATGTTTCTATTTGCTGAGCTTTAAACTCATAAGGACCTTTCATTGCTATAGAAAGATCAATGTTGACAAGACCAGAGTTATCTATGCTCATAGAAGAATTAACAATCATATACTTTTCTGTAACTCTTGAATTGCCTAAAAAATAACTAAGTGGATTATTTTTATTATCGACGTCAGAATTAATCCAGCCGTATTCCAAAACAAGTTCAGCGCCAAAAACACCGAATAAATCAGGCTTTACAAAAGGTGCGATGTCATTCATTCTTGTTCTATCATGTAAAACTAGACTTAGCTTTCCAGTTTTATAGGACATTAATCCTTTTGTTGGCGCTGCATTTATGCTAAAGTTTTTAAGCGTCATAAAAGGCTTTGCAGGATCGTGTACTGTTGTTAGTCTATTTTTTACTTTATGATTTTGTGCATGCCCTATAGGCTCATTCATATTGACTATAGATTGAGGTGTGCTAAACAAAGATAGATTTGTTCTAATTCTATTTTTACCGAGGTGATCTCCTTCGAAGCTTGTGTAATTACTCGTAACTTCAGCAGAATTTCTTGTCCCAAAAAGAAATTGATTTATGGTTGATGTTCTTAGCTTTGCATGAGAATCTTGAGGAGATCCTTTGTCTGATATGTTTGGTAAGACAAAAGTGGCATCAAGAAAAGGATAAGCTTTACTCAACTCTATGCTATTCATAGAATTAAAAAAGGCAGAAAGCTCTAACGCATTTTGGGTGCCAACTTTCATGTCTGGATTTGTTACTAGGATACTTGAAACAGAAGTTTTGGTCTTGGATGGATTTTTTATATTTTTATTAAAAGAACTTGCCTTAAAACTTTGCGCAATAGATTTTTCTATTGCTTTGTCTGTTGTAGTAGCTGTATTTACAAGCGCAGCATTTGCTGCATTAAAATTTGCGAACGCTGAGAGAGTCTTAAGATCTCTTTTATAAACTGGTTTTTTAGAAAGCAGACTTGCTCCAGTAGCTGATGTATAAGCACCTAAGTTAGACTTTACGTGGTTAAATAAAAAGTTTTTTGCGACACGATAATTTCGGACGTCAAGCTTTCCTTCATAATTAGAGTGATAAATCATTATTGACTTTTTAAGATAATCAATTACTTCTGGTTTTACATTCACAAGTTGATTATTAACTGTCTGACTAATAAATGTAACTATTTCATAAGTAGTATAACCAGTATTTGTCAAGGATTGAAAAAGATTTGAAATAAATGTATAAAATTGTTTTTGGTCAAGCTTTTTGTTGATTTTTTTACTGTTTGTTTCAAAAAGTATTTCTTCGTTTGTAACAAGCTGCAAATAGTTTATTAAACCTGAGTCGTTGATTACTTTATGCACTTTTCCGTAATTAGTTGAATCACTTACATTGCTATAAATTGAGTTTTTTGGAATGTAACCAGATGACATTTTAAATGCTGTCCTTTATTTGTTCTATATCACTTAAATTTAAAGGTATCTTTAAAACAACACCTTCAGGCACTTGTAACCACCAACCTACACCACTAGCTGCAGCAATTATCCACCACAAAGATCCGTCTTCATAATAATCATATGCATAGTGATCTAGTCGTTTACCACTTTGCGTAATAACTAAATCATAATCTATCTCTTCGTTGTTAACAGATTTGTATATATAAGGTGAAATATTAACTTCAGCGTCATTAACTAATTTATACTTTTCCATGAGCTAACTTCTTTCTTTCATGTCAGTAATAACATCTCTATATATTTCTGCACGATTAACACCTGTTGCATCGATTCCTGGTGGTATATCGTGAATAGGTGCAAATTGTATCGTTATTTTTGCGCCCATTGGCAATGAAACATCTCCCTTATATCGTCCTTCAACATTTGTTGTTTCCCAAAGTTGGTTGTTCGTATCTATGCTTAAAGAAGTTATAAATCCAGCAAGACCTAAACCTTGAGTCGACTCAAATGCTTTTTGATAAGGATTGTTAATTCTTTTGCCATCCTCTAAGTGTGCAGGAAAAACTTTTTCTAGCTTTTCCTCGTCAGAGTTTTCTTTTAAATCATAGACATTTTTATATACTGCCTGTTTAACACTAATTATTTCATTTTCGTGTATTAAAAAAGCATTTCCTTCATTAATTTCTTTAATTTTAAATATAAAATACTTTTGTCTAAAGCTTTTATTACCTTGAGAAACAAAGTTTATTACCTTAAATTTGTCTTTGAATGTATACATTATTTTTGGATTAGTAACTGACAAAAAATTCTTTTCGTTATTTCCCGAAAGAGAAAAATCGCTCACACCTCTGGATCTTAAACCCTTATTTAAAAACATACTTAAGTCACGTGACATTGTTGACATGTCAGAATTATATACATTGTCATTATCATCATTAAGAACATGAAAAAACTTTGACTTATCAAAATCTTCAGTAATTTTAAAGCTTACTTCACCTTCTTTAACAAGTACTTCATTTGTAAACACTTTATTGAATTTGTTTTTCATTCCTTTTGAATAGAGTTTTTTCATGTCATACTCAGAATAGTTTGAGCGTATAAGATCGCCGACTTTAAGTCTTATTAAAGGTGAAGCCGTTGGAACTTGTGTAAAAGGAAATCTAAAGCTTTCATTTTTTTTAAAATCTCCTGTATTTGCTGGAAGACCGTCTGACCATTGGGGGTAAACTAAAGTCACTAGTTTGTTAATTTGTTGCCACATCAAAGCAAAGTCTTCTTCGTTCATTGTAACAAGAGAAAAAGATACGCTAATACTTCGTGTTGTTTTTGTATAATGCTGTGCATCATCAATTCTACCAAAACCAGTAATTTGACTATACTG